TGTTCAGGCTGTTCAGGCGGTTCAGGCTGTTCAGGCTGTTCAGGCTGTTCAGGCTGTTCAGGCTGTTCAGGATTATCGGCCTCGTCGAGCTTTGCATAACCTTTTTTAATCAGGTCTCTGCCATGTTGCTCAATCGTTTCCAAAGGACGCCCTTCCGTCACCACTACCCCTTTGAAATAAATCGGCTTGAGTGCAATCAGCTTCATCATTACCACCTCTGTAATGCGGCCCGAAGGCCGCGACTTTTATCAGCTACCTGCACCGCCGGAGAATGCCCCGTAGATGAATGCTTCAGGACGTTTAACAGCCAGAGCCAGACGTTCTTCGCAACGAATGGAGATCATATTTTTCTCGAAGTCGTCGGCGTTTTCCGTGGAGATAACCACGTTTGCATCTTCACGGTCGAACAGCTGCGCCGCTGCGTTGAATGCACCAGTCAGGAACTTGCCCTGGAATGCAGCCGCTTCAGTAGCCACAACCGGGAGCCCCCACAGTGTAGGGCCGGTCAGTGCCGCCGGGTTCGCAAGGATGTAACGGCCCAGGCTGTCTTTGGTGAGTTCAATCTTCGCCCAGTCGATAAAGTGCAGGACATGGCCGGACGCCGGGAAACGCGCAAGCTGGGCCTGCAGCATTGCCAGGCGCAGATCGTCAATTCCGTTCTGGCTTTCAACAGAGAATGCCGGGTCGAATGCTGAGGCCTGAGGAACGATGCCGTGCAGGTGCACACCAGTGCCGTCACCGAACAAGATTTCCTGTTCTTCAACGTATTTCAGGCCGTAACGCATTTCTGCATCAACAGTCGACTGGAGCTGCGCAAAGTCGTCCAGGATCTGCTTGGAGGCTTTAAACATGTGCGCGATGGTTGTCACCGGCGTGATTTTAGTTGCGAATTCAATATCGCTGTATGGCTTGGCAGTACCCTCTGCAACGACTTTTGCTGCATTGGTAAAGCCGGTTTGCTGCACCCAGAAAATAGCCGGTGAAGAGGTGCGCCCAGGCGCAATCAAATCACGGATGAAGAGACGCTGTTTTGGTGCGGTGTCGATGCCAGGCAGGCGCTGCGGTTCAACCACACCATCTGCAACATCGGCAGACAGGAGTGCAGCATTTACCGGCACGCTGATCCGCTTGCCACCTTCGATACTCGCAGCAAACGCCTTGAGAGCTTCATTGCTGACGACAACCTGCCCAACGGATTCGACAACCTTTTTCGCATTTGCCAGCGGCATCTGGGCAACATGTTGCTCCAGTTCGCCCATTGCGGCCTTCAGGGTTTTTTCAGCTTCACGCAGCGCATTGAACTCAGAAGTCATTTTATCAACGGCAGCTTTTGTTTCTTCTGACAGTCTGCCTGACTTCTGCGCCTCTTTGAGTGCGTCCTCTGCTTTCGCGTTGAATTTGCCAGTTGCCTCTTCAATGCTGGCAGTGACTTTTTTCAGAACTTCGTTTACTTCAGACATAAAGGGTCCTTATTTGACTAACGCCGCCAGGGCGCTTTCAAGTGAATTGAGGGTTTCAGGTTTGATATCTTTGGCAGCGCCCGGCGTACCTTCGTTGGTGGTGACAGCGCCAGGCATGCCACCGGATAAGGCTTTAATGAGTTTTCTGCGCTCAGAGCGCGGGGTATTGGTTTTAGCGAGCAACGCATCAAGTTTGCGAAGCGCGGCCGCAGGTGATTCATCGCCATCACTGACTGCGTCAGCAGAAAGCACGCTATCTGCCAGTCCTTTAGTCACTGCGTCACTTCCACCGATATAACTTTCGGCATCCATCAGTTTCTGTACGGCGGCCATTTCCAGGCCGGAACGCGCCGCGTAGATGTCTGCCATAGCGGTATCAAAAGGTTCCAGTGACTGCGCCAGTTCTGCAAAGTCATGCCGGTTACCCATCGCGTAAACCCAGCAGTTGTGGATCATCAGGAACGCACCACGGCCAATCTGAATATCATCCCCGGCCATCGCAATGATCGAGGCGGCACTTGCGGCAATGCCCAGCACTTTAACCGTTACATGGCCTTCGTATTCGCGAAGAAGGTTGTAAATGGCCAGGCCTTCGAACATGTCACCGCCAGGGGAGTTGATATTGACCGTGACATCGGCACCATTCATCGCCCGTAGCGCACCGGCGATACGTTTGGCTGTTACGCCTTCACCCCAGTAGTCCTGCCCTATCACATCAAAAACAGAAATACTGTTGTCGTCAGCGGCCGCAGCTTTGATCCCGCCGTCCCAGCGGTCCAGTGCGGACGGTAATGTTTCACAGGTAACGCGCGCGCAGGGGCGACCCGCCGGCGCTACCGGAAGTTGTTTTTTGCTCATCAGGAAAGTGCTCCTAAGCGGCCTGTTTCAGCGGAGATTGTTCAAAGGAAATATCAGGGAATACGTGGTTATGCAGCTCTCGCAGGGCAAGGGCCTGAACAGCAGGGTTGCTGCTTTCGAGATTTTTCAGTTGCGTCAGGTTGAGCTGAACGGTGTAAATGTCGCCCCCTTCAATCGGCGGCATGTTCTCCAGGCGACGAACGTCATTGCGGGACATCCAGCCATTTTGAAGCGCGCTGGTATAGTAAGCCGCACGGCCCGCGCTGTCGGCGCGCAGTAGACCTTCAACAGAGAACTCGGCGAACACTTCATCATCGCTGTCGAGCAGGCACCGGCCAATTTCCTGTTCGATATTCACCAGAAGCGGGCGAAGAGTATGCGTCAGGAACTGCAGGTTCATTCCCTCAAGGCTGGATGCCCAGCTGCTTTGTTTCGTGGTGTGACCGACCATGAAAGGAGGAACACGAAACCAGCGGCATATTTCTTCAATGCTGAATGCGCGGCTTTCTAACATCTGAGCATCTTCAGGGTTCATGGTAACCCCCTGATATTTCAGCCCACCCTCAAGCACCATAATTTTACCGGCATTTTTGGAGCCGGTGAATGATGCCATGTAGCCCCGAAGTCTTTCACGCTGTTCGTCAGTCAGTGCATTATCAGCGGACAGAAAACCTGAACTCTGGAGACCCTGCTCGAATATCTTCGCTGCGGACTCTTCAACGGCCATTGCTGAACCGATCACATCCCTGCCAGTTTTCATCGGCATCATGCCGCATACGCCATCCAGACCGAATCCGCGAATGTGCATGATGTTTTTTACCGGAATGACGCGCTCGTTGCCGTTTTCAGTGTATGTGTATTCAAGCGCCCCGGTAGTGAGACGTTTAACCACCATGTTCTGTGGCAGCAAAGGCACCAGCGAAACCAGGCGGTTTGCGATGAATTTCTTCTCAATGAACGCATTCCCGCGCAGGCAAATACTGGCGACCACCATCAACATAAAGCGTGATGGTGTCATTTCTGAATTGGGTCGGCGGCACAGTATCGAATAGGCCGGATGATCGGTTGCCGCTTTACGCGAACCGTCAGGCTGTCGAACGTATATTTTCAGCGGAAGGGTTGAAATAGACTCGCTTAACAGTCTTACGCATGCCCAAACGGCCGATAGCTGGATGGCTTTATCGGCAGTTACCATCTTTCCGCTGCTGCTGGTGCCAAACCATTCCTCCCAGAACGTGCCGGTAGTCAGGCTGATAGGCACACCAAGCCAGTTAAGCAGAGCGCTTTTCACCCTGCCTGGCTGTTTGTTTTTTTTCATCAGAAACCTACCATGATGGGATTATTGAAGAATCCGGAGAGATCCTGCTGGTCGTTGCCACCGTTAACCAGAACGCGGCTCATTGCTGTGAACAATGCCGCCGGCCCATCAATCTTGGCCTCTGGTGTGGACTTGTTCGGGAAAATGTTCTCGTTCCGGTCAGGTTTGACGGTTACGTTGGACATCATCCAGTTCATTACCGGGTGATCGCTGTGGTGGAAACGGCCACCGTATACCAGTGCTTCGACCTCTTTCATCGCCTCAGAGAAATTGCGAACCGTCTGCGGAACTTCCACCAGCGGCAGCCCTTCTTCTGCCAGTGCGAGGCTGAACTGCGTGGCACTCCACGGGTCAAAGCCAATTTCTTTCAGGCTCTCACCAGCAACCCACTGTTGCAGCTCTTCCTTAATCTGAGCATGGTCGATTACATCCCCGTCGGTAAGGATCAGCTTTTCCAGCTCAGCCCACTTACGATAGAGCTCTGCCATCTGTCGGGAACATTTCTCAAGGCGCCCTTCCGGAAGCCAGAATTTGAAATCTGCATGAACGTGACCATCTGTCGCACGCCAGACTTTTGCTGCTGCACAGATATCAATTTTGTTTGAAAGGTCAACACCCACCCAGGATGGATAGGTTTTAAGCTCGTGCTGCGGGGCGATAAACTCGCATTTCTCCCATTTCATCATGTCCATCCAGGCAGACTCTGCCGTTACCCAGATATTCATGTGCTTGGTGAAAAAGTTAATCCTGGCCGAAACCTGCTCTTTCGCTTTTTTTGCCAGGCGGCGCAGATCATCCCAGCGCTTACAGATACCCAGCCCCGGATTGGCCTTCTGCCAGACTTTTTCATCAAAGGGATCGTCGCCTTCATCTAAGGTGTAGATGATGGCAAAAAACGTATCGTCTTTTACCAGACCACGCAGCACCTTGATGGCGTAATCACGCAGTTCGTAGCAGATACCCTCTTTGTTAAAGCCCGCTGTGGTAATGCCGAAAAGCAATGACTGCAGGCGCGCGCCGGTTGCCGTCTCCAGAACGTCCCATACATCACGGGTTTTATGTGCATGCAGCTCGTCGACAATTGCGCAGTGGATGTTCAGGCCGTCGAGGTTGTTCGCATCTGATGATAATGGCTCGAACTTGGAGGCCGTTTGCTCCTGGTAGATAGCGAGCTTATTGAATTCGAAGAGCCGTCCAAGAGTGGCTTTCGCCTTCTTGACCATATTCTTCGCGTCCTCAAAAACAATTCTCGCCTGGTCACGGGTTGTGGCTGCGGAGTAAACCTCAGCGCCACCCTCACCGTCTGCACCGGCCATGTACAACCCAACCCCGGAGCAGAGCGTTGATTTGGCGTTCTTACGTGCCACTTCAACATCAGCTGTCCGGAATCGCCTTACCATTACCGGGCGTCCGCTGCCGTCGTTACGCAGGACAGTCTCTCCCGTCTCCTCGTTTACCAGAGGGATAACGAAACCATAAATATTGATCAGGATAAAAACATGCCAGTCCATTAACTCGATAGGCTGGCCAGCCAGCGCCCCCTTAACGTGAGGCACAAACTTATAGAAATTTAGTATGTGCTGCGCGCGCGGTTCACTGAAGAAAATCCCGCGTTCTTCACCGTTAGCCAGATCATCAAGAAAACGCTGGCAGGCGAGGCGCACAAATTCACAGGCAATAATTTCTCCCGCCACTACCCTCTCGGCATAGCGGATGCCATCTGCAACCTTAGCCATCAGTCCCTCGCTTTCATAAACTCGGCCAGTGGATCAACCGACTCCGGCCCTTTTGCATTAACCTTAGAGCGGCTGGCTGGCGTCATACCAAACTCGCCAAGCATGGCGCGAAGGCGTTTCCAGGCATCCGCTTTCATGATTGCTGCCGGGTGAGCTTTTATCATTACGTCACCTGTCTGTGTTTCGGTCCGGTAGGTGTACCCTTCAATTTCAAGCGTGTCGCAGTGGTGCCGGTATTCGGTATATGCCTCAACCAGCAACTCTAGGGCTCTGGCGTCCAGTTGGGACATCACGCCGATAGCATCAAGCTCCTCAGCCATCCGCTTGAACCAGTATTTGCCCTGCTTGTCGAAATGCTTCGGTGTTGGGGGTACCCCTGCAGCGGGTTTTGGCTCGTTTTCGTTGATCGGGCGTTTTGATGGGTTACCCCTCACCAAACGTAGATGGGTCGGGGTTTTCGGTGGTCCTGACATAATCGAAAACTCCTATTAATCATCGAATGGGGGACCCCATAAAAAAGTTTTCTAACCTGCGGCGATGCGAAAAGAGGTTAGGCGGCGGTCCTTTGGCGCGTCGTTCCTGAACTTTCAACCCGCCCTCCCCTTCGGCCTATTCAAATGAGAATTGATGTCATTTGAGTCTTTCGACCGCTGTTTTCTCCCTGTGGCAGGGCTTGCAGAGGCTTTCGAGGTTGGAAAGGTCATCGGTCCCCCCATTTGCTTTGGCGGTGATATGGTCCACCGTCTCAGCGGGTGTATACCTTCCATTTCGCAGACATTCCTGACAGAGGTGTTTATCCCTGTCGAGTACGATTGGGCGCAGCCTGTCCCACTTACTGCCATAACCGCGCTGGTGCCTGCTCTGTCCTCGCTGATGCTGCTGCCAGCCTTCGTTAAGATGCTTTGGACAATAGCCTGAGCGGTCTGTGGTTGTTCCAGGACAGCCACGCTTGCGGCATGCTCTCGGTATTAACGCAGGCATCAGGCTAATCTCCACGCCCTGCGGCGTTCTGTTCGTGGTGCTGAGTCAGGGTGACACTCGACTGATTCAAAGTCTCCATGGTCCACCAGCGAGTAACACGGATAGACCACTGCACCACCCCAGGCATCACCCACGGCATAATCAGCGGGCTTACTGTTATCCCATCGAGACAGCACGCGGTTGATATGTTGCGGAGGTACGCTATAGCACACCCCGTGTATCAGTCGCGGCAGAGTGATGTAGTCAGCCTGAGTTTTATCAGCAACAATCAGCCGCTCGGCTATCTGCATTTGGTACTGAGGTGGTCGGCCTGTACCGAGATAGAAACTCACCAGAGAATCAGGGAAGCGGTTTAGCCAGTGACCTATCATCAACCCATTAAGACTGCTTGAAGGCTGAGCATCATCTTCAACAACAATTACCCGGCATGTTTGTTCTGCTGCCCATTCAAGGGCGCGTCGATGATTCCAGTTCGCGCCATGGTTACCATCGTCAATCAGCAGATGAGCATCCAACATCGTGGCAAGACGTTGTGCATGCCCTATCCGGGAATGATGACCAACCACAACAAACTTCACTTGTGGCGAAACCATGCAACCTCCTTACCGATACCCTCGGTTTTGAACACCGTGTGTACCAGAGGGCCGGTGACCAGCCTGTCAGCGAATGACTGTGCAACGATACCGAACGCCAGCATGTCCCCCACCGCACCGGCCGCCTGTTCTTTCTTCCAGAAACGATAACTCTCGATCCGGTAGTAAAGACGGATAATGCCGTGAGCGAACGCCATTACATCAGCACGGGTGCCACCCAACAGACCAGCGTTAAGCATCACATCGCCCCGGTGCGCTTCAATAAATTCCTGATAGATACGCTCAGGATGATTCTGCTTTGCCCAGGTGTCGGCGTAGGTCTTCGGTTCAGAACCGACGTAGACACTCCCGGGCTGCATTTCTTCCCATGGTACGCGGAGCATTTCGACATCGGTACCATCGGTACACCAGACGAACCGATATTCAGGGTGATCGCGTAGATGCTGCCAGATGTGAAGCCAGCGCCGGAAGTAGACGTTCATCTTCACGTCAGGAACGCGGTACAGCTCAACGTCTGCCGGGGCTATCTGCAGTTCATCCACCAGCGCAATACGTCCACAATTCCGAAGCGAGGCCGCCCACTTGGTCAGCATGTCAGGTGAGGCCGTCATTTTCGTGCCGCGCTGAGGGTCAGGCTGGCTGGTGAGCAGCGTTGTGATTACCACGTCGCGCTGCTGCCGGTATTCAACGTAACCGGTATACCCGGCATCGCGTCGTTCGTTGTGGATCTTCACGTTACGTTCCACCAGCGCCTGGCGGTCTGGCCTCGGCACTGAACGCTCTATGGCCTCATGCTCATCGAGAGAATGGATCAGCTTTTCTGAACCGACGACATCAGCGTAAGCCCACGTCGTGAGGCCAGCGTTATGAATCCGCAGGGCGAGGTCGCTGTGTTCGTACATGCCGCGACCATAAACCGGATCGAATCCGCCTACCTTCTCGATGGCGCTGCGGTGGTAATAAAGCATCACGCCGCGCTGCCCGGTGTACGCCACATGCTGATCGTCACGGTAAAGCACCGAAAGGTCATTGAGCTTATTCTGGCCAGCAAGATCGAGGAACTGGTAAGCCAGGTGTGGCTCGGGTGATTCGATGTAGGGAAGATGCCAATTGTCGGCGATGGGCCAGGCATCATCATCCCACAGAAAAAGATGCTCGCACCCGGAATCCATCAGGGCTGACAGGCTGGCGTTCTTCGAAGCAACAATGCCGAGTGAAGTTTCATGGCAAAGCAGATGCACGCAGTGGGGAACTACCGCTGCAGGTTTTGAACCATCATCTACAACCACCACCAGCGCACCAGCTGGCAGGTGCTTCATGTGCTGTTCAAGTGCTCGTTTTAAAACGTCTGCACGATGATGCGTCGAAATGGCAATGCCGATCCGTGATGAAACGACGCTGGCGGGAGCGTATTGGACACCATCAATAGTGACCTGCATAAAACCTCCCGTCAGAATCCACGTCGTAACCATTCCCAGACTGTGCCGCCGGGCTTAAGATTCTTTTTCAGTTCCGCTGACACAACATCAGAAATCGCTTTTTCCATCTCAGGGGATAGCTTTACGCTGGTTTTAATTTCGGGGCTGATGCCAACATTAATGGCATAACCTTTACGTGGGTCGGTCTCAATACGGCCAAAATGCATTTTTACAGAGCCATCAATGTAACCACCAGCAGGCACGCCAAAGTTCGTATTCACCAGGTGCATAATGGCAAACTCCTGCCCTTCAGCGGTCAGGAACGTGAAGAAGTTTTTCTCATGATATTTTGTAGCGGTATAGCGACTTTCAGCAAACCCCAGTTCTCGAAGCTCAGCAGCACCAGATTTAGCTGGCAGGTCACCAGACTGAAGCGCGCCACGGAAAAACAGCGCATACAGAACATCCATCGCAGCACCGGATAAAGTAATGTTCTCAGTCTTTTTAACGTCTGTTGCAGCAGGCACACGCTTTTTCATTGAGATTGACGACGGGAAGTATTCCGGTATGCCGTTTACTTCACGGCGGGCACCCCATGCATCGTATTTCGCCTCGCCAGCTGGACTGTGCAGCTCATAACCCTCATCAGTTTCGATGATTTCCAGCCCGGTCATAACGGCTTTAAGTGGTAAATGTTTCATTTGGTATTTCCTTTTAGACGTGAGCCTGTCGCACGGCAAAGCCGCCGAAAGTTAACGGTTTGCCCAGGCTCACAGCTGAAAGACTTTCTTTGATGTGCGCGTGCGATGCGCATAAAAAAGGTCGCTTTCGCGACCCGTTTTTGATCAATTACATGTATTGAAGGATTTTTTCTTTTAGCCGTTTATCCACCTTTAAGCGAAATCGCTCACCAGTTGAAAGTGTTATAACGCAACGGATTTTATTTGGATGAAAATTTAGCTTTTTCAACCGCACGGCCATTCTTTTGAACCAATCTTCATCAGCATCAATAATAATTCGATAATTAGCTTCATCTCCGTTTTCTAAACGAGTAGGAAGTCGATCAGACTCTTTATTCCTAAATAGCTGTTGAAGCTCAATTTCTCCGCCAACATACCAGTAAATGGCTTTGATTTTTATCGAATGCAATGAACGGTTAACAACTGTTATTGCTATCAGCCTCCGGTCATCATCATCAGACATGATACGCCCGAATTTAACCTTTCCTCCAATAAAAGCCCTTCGATTGATTAAAGCAATGAACAGCGAAGTGATAACAGCTAAAAAAGTAGCCACTCCTGAAAACCAAGCCCCGTATGCAGATACTTTTGCCCAGTATGCAGTTTCACGGGCTGAAATTAACGCTTCGTAAGAGATATAATCAGAATTCATACTCACCCCACTTTTTTGAGGTGATTGTATCTGAAAGCTTTATCACAGGCACTCAGTGAATGCCTGCTGTAATGACTATCCCCTACACGGGATATTTGTCAGCTTATCCGCTTGAGGGGATAACCATTATCAAGCCCACCCGCAGATGAGCTTTGTAATGGTTACTGCGCTGGTTGAATATCGATGAAGTACTCTTTGCCCTGCTCAAACTGTTCGAATGCAGCCGGGTTCGAGACAACCAGCTGCAATTGGCCGCCAGGCGTGTACTTTGACCATGACTTGTTTTCTTCTGTGTCAGCGGTCACGGGGCTCATGTGAATTGTACGGTGTGAATCGCCATCTGCTTTCTGAATAAAGTGGCAGCGGAATTTAGCGCGAACGGTCATGGGGTTTCCTCGGATAGTAAAAAGCCCCGCTATTGCGAGGCGCTGGTTTGTTTCTGGCAGTTAGCCTGCCACGCTTTGTTATGCGCCAGTATGTCTTTCTTCGTCTGGCGGTCCAGAACGTCAATATCGTGGTTTGTCAGATAGATAATCCGGGCCCACAGGCAGCCCGTATCAATCACCACCGGGGCGGGTGAAGTTTTCGCGCAGCTCGCGATCAACATCGTCATCAGGCATATGGTTAACAGTCTGCTGTACATTGCTGGCCTCTTTCGTTGCTTCTACCCGTCGTTCGGCTACTGCTTCAGTGGATGCGGCCTTTTCTTCGGTGCGCTGCTGGTCTGCTTTAGCTTCCGCTTTGCTGGTGCCGCGTGAATGACCCAGGCCAAACGCGGCGGCGATAGCAGCAAACACAGCTACAACGAGTCCGGCGATCATCTCAAGTGTCATATAACCACCCGCTCCTTTACCCAGCCGTAAACAAACGTCTCGTTCGCGCTGCGCTGTTCTGCCAGTTCGAGATAACGCTGACCCTGGCTACAATTCAGGGCCCGAAGCATAACCAGCTCACCCTCTTTTCCGCGCCGGGAAAGATAGCTTTTTAACGCGCTAATTGTTCGCGGACCGATAAAGCCATCGGCAATCAGATCTGGATAGAGCGTGCCCTGAATGTTGAACACGTTCAGCCAACGCTGAAACCATTTTGTCTGCACCGATGGGCCCATGTTTACGCCTGTGTCGCACAGTTCGGCGGCGATAGCTGGTGATACCTCAGAAACAAGGTCGAAGCGTGGCCCTGTCCAGTAGTCAGCCGTCAGGATATCCAGCGCCTGCTGGCGGGTTAGGTTCCGCATATCACCGTTATAACCGTGGGCGCGAGCTACCGCTTGCGTGATCCCCCAGTTTGTTGGGCCGCCTTTGTCGGCGGGATGATTAACGTACCCGCCCTCTTTGCCGAGGATGGCATTAAATATTTCGTCTTTGGTCACGTTGTGCTTTCCCCTGCAATTCTTGCGATGTTGCCCCTTGCTCGCCATACGGCAATGCAGACAACGAGATTGACTACCAGCTCTCCGTAATCGACCTGCACATAATCACCGTGCCAAATTCGGAAAGCGGTAAACGCTGGAGCGAGGATCAGCCCATACGCCAGAAACTCCATCAGACGGCGCCGCCGTAAGCTCCGCTTCCTGAAGAACATCAGGCGTATGCTGATGAGGATGCATGCAACAGCGTTAATGTTCAGGATCAGTGTTTGCCACGTCATTCTTCCCCCTTCAATCCGGGTAAGTCTCCTGTCTTCGAGCGCTTGAGAACGCGAAGCAGGACGGTGACAGAAACCGTTGAGGCCGCCAGCGCACCAATGGCTGGAGATACTTTCACGGCAACTGGCGGAGAAAGGTGACTTAATGCCGCATTGATAAGCGCCGCGATGATTTCAGATGCTGTTGCTGCGCAGTAAATCCCGCCAATGAACGAGATAAGCGCGAACAGTATCTGCTTCCAGAGTTTGTGGTCTTCACTACTCAGGACATAAAGTGCGGCCCCGGCAAGTGAGCAAAGCATTACGGCAGGCGTAGCTTCTGGAAACATCGTGGCAAAGGTGATTCCGGTGGTACCGGCTGCAACACCAGCAGTTGCCGTAGCAGATATCGGTTCTGCGGACATTTAGCCCCCTCTTATTGCCGTGAGTCCTCTCAGAACGAGGGGAAACAAAAAAGGCCGCCCGTAGGCAGCCCTTAAAATAAAAAACCCGCAGCAGTGGCGGGTTTATGTTTTGTTCTGTTGCTCAGTACGCTTTACTGTCCCGAGCCTAACACAATTTAAGCACTTCCTTGCTCACTCTGCAACTTAAATCTGTCGCTATTTGTGCCAAACGCGTCACAAAGTGGAGCGTACAGGATCGATTCTGCCAAACTTACCCATGTGTCGATTCGGCGGCGGCATGTGATAAGTGTCCAGTCAGGGTGTTTTGCATTCAGCTCGTTGGCCATCTGCAGTTTGCTCTTACGCAGCCGGTGACGGTCAACGATTACGCCATACAACCCACGGTATTCATCATTCATCAGGACCGAAGCAATAACACCATCCACCTTAAGGCCCTCCTCGTCGGAGCAGAACGCCAGGCCGCTTTTGTTTTTGCTGTCGAGGATTTCGCGCAGGTAAGCTTCCAGCTCAGGTTTAGTGATGCCGGATTTCTTCATGCGGCGCAGCGCATCGTTGATTGCGGTCTTGGTAATTTTCCCGGATGCAAGCAACTGGTTGAACATGTTTCCGCAGGAGCCACCACCGATGTATGACCAGCGGCCCCACATGCGGAGCTTTCCCTGTACCCAGATGCTTTCGAGAGTGCGAAGGCGAACCATCTCGCCGGATTTGCCAACTTCATAAGGATTGATCATCTTGCGTCTCCACTTACGCCAGTACGCCGATTTCAAGCGCACGATCTAAAAACCGAAACAACAGCACCAACTGGTCGCCGTGCTTCGCTTCAAATGCCACAGGATCAGCGTGCAACTCATCGTGATGCGCTCTGCACAGCGGTATCACAAACAGGTCGTGCGCTTTGGTTCCCATTCCACCCTGCCCGTGGCCTATCAGGTGGTGGGGGTCGTCTGCCGGGTTATTGCAGCAACTGCACTTCTGAGACTTAACCCACCGGGTGTACTTATCGTTCTCCCAGCGGCGGCGCTTTGGCCTCAGCATGAAAGATTCAGGTGATTCAGGATCGACCTTCACCGAGACTATCTTCTTAACTTTCTCCTGGAGGATTTCAGTAGCCGGTAATGACGGAACAATCTCACTTTCCCGCATTACTGAGCTGTGCGATTCAGGCTTAATCCTGAGGGCTTTATTGGCCACTGATTCAGGAATAAGGTCGGCCAGATCGTTACGTACCATCCACCAGCAGAACTCCGGCAACGTCAGGGTGTGGTCTGAGCTAAAGCCCAGCATAATATTCACCCTTTCGAGTAGCCATTTTACCAGGTTCTGCATGGCAATTCCTGCCAGTATTTCAGTAGTTTGTTCACGCAACTGGTTATCACAGCCCCAGCAAAGGCGAATGCTTCCGGGTGGGTGACGCATTATCGTGAAGTCCTTTGAGTGCCAGTCATTGTGGGGCCACTGACATTCGAATTTTCTTTCCAGCCAGGCATCAAGGCTGCTCAAGCCACCAGCACGCTGAATAACCCTCTCGTTCAGGAAAAGCTCCTGCATACTGGCATCATCTGTCAGTGGCTGGTGAGCTTCAGGAATCAGTCCAGACGGCAGATGCTGGATGGCTTCAGGTGGCGTTTCAATCACTACCCTTCCGCGACGAAACAGCCACAGCAGCTCGTTTCCAGGGCGGAACAGCACAACTCCCGACATTGGTGCAACTTCAGGTGTCAGTAATGCTCTCACTGTTACCTCAGGCTACGATGTCGATTATTTTAAGAAGCTCCGCAAACTTCGACTCAAAGAAATGAGGCTGAGTTTCTCGCGGGTTCGCAGGACTGGTGATGTTCTTGCCATACATGCAGCCTTTGGCAGTAAGTGACCAGAACTTTTTAACACCATTCACTCCAGACCGACTGTTTCGCTCTTTTTGTTCCACAATCCCAAAGCGGGACATCATGTGATAAACCTGATTGGCGGTGATGCGGATGTTTTTTGCTTTAAGCAGAGCGCTGAGTGATTGTGTGGGACGGCTGGACCCATCCTGCGCACCGGCAGGTGCATCGATCGCGTAATGCGGCATCAGATCTGGAAGACCAGCTACCTGCTGGAGTTTTTGATAAGCACCGAGCCTTGAAGAGTTTGAGAGGTTCAGCATTTTCGCCGCCGATTCAAGCAGGATCACGCCAGCCTGAATTTTGTCGGATGTCGGCGCATTGGATGCAGGGTTCTGTACGGCATCGAACGTTCTGATGACTTTGAGGTTAAATTTCGGGCTGATCCACATTGCATAGGAATAAACCAACTCCTTGCAGACGAATGTCCCCTGATTAACACCACCAGTAAGGGTGACCAATGGGGCCGCTCCTGTAATTCCAGGAGCGCTCGAAATTTCAGCGATGAGTTCTTGCGTTTGGGTAAGACAAGACCAGTTGGAGGGCTGGTGACGTTTTTCACCTCCCGCCGCACGATGCAAATCATTCAGGCAGTAACGACCATCAAAATCACGGCGTACGGAAACGCCATCAATTACGAATAACTGATTCATATGTTTCTCCACTTGTTGTAGTGCGAGCGGGTCTGCACTCCCGCTTCGCTGACACTTTTTAATCTAACACTCATGCGCGCACCAATGCATTGCTATTTTGCCTACCATTTTCGACATAGCTGGCGATCGTTATTTCAACCTTCCCGCCAGGTACCTGCGGTGCCCACTCCACCAGCATTCGTTTAACCTGACTGTCATCCTCCCAAATGCCTGCATGTGTCAGTGCGTCAAACAGGGCCTTGTTGTAATTGTCTATATCGCGGCGGCGGGCGTCTGGTGGATAGAGAATGATCTCAACCGCCGCTGGCGCTGTGGTTGGTTTAGGCAGGCGGCGTAATTGTTCAATAATCGCAGTGCAAGCAGCGCTCTGATATTTGCGGCCAGCAGCACTGATGAGATGGCGTCCTGCCAGCGGTCCCTTATTGGGGGCTCGCCAGTAGGTGTTTACGCTTGGAGGGAATGGCAAAATCAGACGCATGTAGGCTCCCCATTAAGTTTTCTTACCTGAACAGCGTTATACGGTGTTTCTTCAGTTTCGGATGGGATTCCCCATTGAATAAAACCAGCACGCCAAAGACGAACAAATCGAAAATGAGGCCGATTAACACCTTTAAATCGCACACCCCGCCAAGATATCCACTCGCCATCGGGCATCAGTGACAGGATCTCAAAGTCATGCTGCGTAAGAGTTTGTGGGTCGATGGTATAGCTCGGTTCACATATTCTCATTGGTCGGTCCACCATCCGTTGATGTAAGTTAGCGATGGTCCTTCGCATTCGTTGCCCCAACTGTCCCAGCCAGGCGCGGCGCAACGGCTGAATAGCTCAATGCGTGGAACATCACCGTAGAGTTTTTCCAGACGGAAACGGGCCTCTGCTGGCTTCTCGCTATGCTGACCTAGTGGGCTGTAGATAACCTGTTTCACGCTGGCGTTCTTGCGCTCAAGACCATTACCTCTGGTGGCGATCAACATGTCTTCGGTATTGGCTCGGGTGTAGTTGCCGCCGTTCATGCGGGTCTGCGTGTTCAGCAGGTCGAGGAAGTCGTAAAAGTCCTCAACTCCACCAGCCTGAAGCGCTTTGTTGATGTGCTGCTCTGCCAGCGGGTTAAACTTCACCCAGGTAAAGCCCTTCATAGTGCGGACCTTAAAGCCCCAAGCTTCTGCCAGTTCGATAGCCTCGCGGGTGTGTGTGCCGGTGAACCACATAGCCAAAACAGCATCATCGGCAGCCAGGTCCCAGACCGGAAGACGCTTCATGTCGATAAGCTTCATCGTGCCGTAGTGATTGGTGGCAGCGCCATTGCTGACAGTGTTGCCATATTCCCAGGCTGGGTCAGCGTAAATCAGAGAGTATTTCATCAGACGTTCCTCGCTCGGCCAGCCAGACACCATCCATCACCGGTGGTTTTAACCCTCGGCGCCATGCTCAGGCAGTGCTTACGCTCTTTGAGAATTTTTGCTCGCATGGTTTCGTTCTTTGAGTGATTGAATGCCTCCATCAGAACGGTAGCAGCGCGCAGATAAAGCCCCTTGTCAGATAACTCTTTAGCCTTGTCCATCATCGCAATGACAGCAGGGTTTGGTGCGCTTTCCTGTTTTGGCTCAGGCATCACTTCGGCTTTTTCTACCGGGTAGCGCGGGACAATAGGCCCAATTGGACCAACAGGTGCCTTTGCGTAGTAACGGAAGTTAGGACGCACACCTTTGCGCTCAGCGCGGTTAAGCATGACCAGGCGGCATACCGCACGCTGAACACTGTGCAATGCGTACTCCGGCAGTGCTGCAGCAATCTCTTTGTTCGTCAGTCCAGGGTTATTGGCCACGAATAACTGAATTGTTTTCAGAAAGCTCATTGAGTACCTCCGGAAACACGGAAACCTGAGTTGGCTGGAACGCTGTAATCAACGTTCTGGAAGTTGGCCTTAAAGTTTGGGTCAGCGCTACCGCCGAGTTGCCAACGCCCTTTGACACACGCAGGCCTTCCGCGCTTTTGCCATTTCTGAGCCTTGTCAAAATACTCAACGCAATTTTCTGGACCAAAGAGAGTGCTCGGGCGAAGGTAATCATCCATTTTTGGATCATCAGCCCATTTTGCTGTGAGATAGTCCACCACCAGCATCAGGTCTTCAGCGCTGTAGTCTTCTGACAGTCTCCCCCTGATGTATCCCAAAACGGTTTTGTTTCGCCCACCCTTCCCGTATGACGATCCAGTAACCTCGTTGAAATGGGATAAGACACGAATTGCCGGATCGATGTCGTCTGGTTGCGGCGCAACCGGACAAATAGGGTTTTTAATATCTGTAGTATTCTCTGTAGTATTCTCTGTTGTATTCTCTGTAAGAACATCAGTGCAATTTGACCTGATGAGAGCGGTTCGTTTTGACCCGATGGAGCGTTCCACTTTGACCTCTTCCATCGGTTCATTTTGACCTGATGGAAGAGTGCATTTTGAACTCTTCGATTTGGTCACTTTGACCTCATCTAAAAGCTCGCTTTCATAGTTGATCGTGTAGTAGTTCGTCATGTCGCGCTGAGACTTGTTCAGCTGCTCAACTTTGAGCACGCCAAGGTTCTTCAGGCGGGTGAATGTGCGCTTCAGTGTAGACTCAGACCAGAACGGGAACTGCTCCAGCCACTGCTCGTTGGTGTTGTAAATCCAGCGCACGCCGTCACGCTCCAGTCCGGAGGTGGTTTCTTTAAGCCAGTAGTTCACCTGCTGCAACGCAATAGCCTCGTTCAGGCCAATGCTGTACGCAAGGTCAGGGTTAATCACTATCGGCCGGGATGGCATCAACAGGCTCATGGTCGTCCTTTAACTCTGTAAATTTACGCTGGAATTGTTCAAGAGGGCTGAAGCACTCATGATCGTACCCTTCGCGAAGGTATATAACGCGTCGAGTCTCGGGCTCCCATCTGATGGCGTGGACGGGAATACCTCTGTGGTCTCTGAATCGCCGGTTAAGTTCTCGCATAGCGCTCTCCCCTTCCGACGCCAGACACCCACAATCGCCATTGCCCTACTGTGGTTACATGGAACCCAGCGGCCTGATACCATCCGCTCATACCGAAACGACGAGGTTCCAACAACGGGAATACCCCGGAGTTGCGGGAGACGGTTGTTTACCGTTACACTGTTCATGCGTTAGTTTCTCCACTGATACGACACGCCAAGGGGCCCGGAGCTGCACACTCGCGGGCCTCACCCATTTCTGGAAGGCAATAAACACGGGAAATAAGGTTCAGGAACGTCATGAGAGTGACCCTGAACTGATATGCGATATCGTTAAGACTTTGCCACTCGCTCCGGTCAACTACACCATCTTCAATGTAATGACGGTAAGCATTGACCAGCTCACCAAGCCTCCCCACCAGCTCGGCCAGCTTCAGGCCAATCTCTTCGTTTTCATCATCAGGCACGGCGCCGGGAACGTGAATTCCGTTATCAGTTTCACGAGAGTACGCGTCAGCGATGTAACTTACGCCAGCAGCTCTCTGAAGCACCATTGCCCAGCCCATTGGAAAGATCTGGTCGCCACCAGCACGAAGGCGGTTAAAGAGTGAATTCTGGGTTTCGTCCAGAATCTCCGCCGCTTCAGCGTATCCGCCTGGCAAAGCGGCAATCGTCTTCCTGATTGCGCTCACCAGCCAGGCGGGCTGCTTCTCAACTTTCCATTCAGGTTCTTTACCCACGGTTAACCCCTTATCTCTGTGGTTATTTCTGATCGCTTGGCGATGTATTCTTGCCATAACGTTCTGGGTTGAATTCCAGTTCACCAGCAGTTCGATACGCAGCTTCAGCAGCTCGTCCTTTTGGGATTAAGCGTCCTGGGCGGTTACGCCACTGGTAAACGGCCTCACTAGTGATGCCAAAAAATTCGGCAACTTTTTCAGTGCTGCCGAAATGTTGTTCAATCTCGTCGGTTGTCATGAAGCCTCCTTAGCTAAGTTTGATTAGATATTAATAACCAATCTAACTTTGGTCAATAAAAACTAAGATTGCTTAGTCTTTTTTAAATTTGGTGCTTTCATGGAAACGGTTGGTCAGCGCATTAAAGCCCTACGTAGGGTTACAAGAACCTCTCAAAAAGAACTGGGTAAATTCTGCGGTGTTAGTGACGTAGCGGTCGGTTATTGGGAAAAGGATGTGAATATCCCAAACGGTGAATCGCTGGTTAAGCTGGCGAAATTTTTCAATACATCAATAGATTACATTCTTTACGGCACCGAATTTGAAGGTGCCCTCATAACTAAAATGCGGCGTGTGCCAGTGATTTCTTGGGTTCAGGCTGGGCAGTTTACGGAATGTAAAACTGCTGATTTGTTCAGCGATGTCGATAAATGGGTTGAGACATCACTTCGCATTGGAGATAGCTCGTTCGCTTTAGAGGTCAAAGGGGATTCAATGACCAATCCAAATGGCCTCCCAACAATACCTGAAGGGGCTACCGTTATTGTTGATCCAGATGTCGAACCCCTTCATGGGAAGATTGTTGTTGCGCGTATTGATGGCACTAACGAAGCAACTGTTAAAAAACTTGTCATTGATGGCCCACAAAAATTTTTAGTCCCACTAAATCCTCGCTACCCCAACATACCGATCAACGGTAACTGCCTTATTATTGGCGTTGTCAAAGGCGTTCAGTACGAAATCTAAGTTCCCTAACTTCTCAAAACACTAAACTAAGAAAAGTTTGGTGTTTACCCTTGACCTAAAAACTAAGTTAAGTTAGATTTTATTCATCAGCAGCGAACATTGTGGGTAGGCAGTATGAGCACTAGTGCAAACAGAAAGATGGTAAATCTCCCTAAAGGGATGATGTTTACACCTGTTTATAGCAAGTGCCCTAAATGCGGTTGTGACCTTAAAAAGTTGCCTGAGGAATTTGCGGTTCTACCTGATACGTTCAATGAGCTGCTCATATTGAAACGCCAAAATAGAACACGGATGGAGAAGATTATCTCCATTGGTCGTAAACGAATGTCGCTAAGGATTAAACGTTTTGTTCAAAGGCTGGAAGATAGATGTCTTAACACATGGAAATGATATTTGTCTTCAATTACATAGCCTTCCATGTCGGGTCCGCAATTAAGCGAATAGGTCTTCCTAAGAATGCCTTTATAGACGAGCTGCTCCACCACTGGATTGTGATTTTTTGCGTATACAACGTGGTTGCCGGTCTTAATGAAAGAAAGAAGGCACTGCTTTTCAGGTACTGAAAGGGTGCTGACTTTTAAGCGCAAGGCCAGTGTGTGAAGCGAGTTTAAGACGGATTTAGTAGTGAAACTGGTCAGCGAGGAAATAAAAAAGCTGACGCAGAGGATCATCAGATAGTACAGGCTGAATGCCGGAAGAAACTCCGGATTGTGAGCGCCAACAGACTGCTTAACTGAGTCAGGCAAAAGCACCGTGAGAATGACGAAGATGATTAGCATATGCATTAAACGCCTAATGTCTATGTCACGCAGGATTGAACGCAGTAACTCCTGCAACCACTTGTTGTCCATCGGCGGAATCCATCACTCTCTGTAGGGGTGAGAAGATTTTAACCGATTTCTCGCTGTAGGGGTACACGAGAACCACCGAGCCTGATGTGGTGAAAAGACAGGTAAAGTTTTGATTGCTGTGTGTAGTCTTGGCGGTCGGCAGTTTTGAATGTCCTTAATGTCGACCGCCCCTTTTCACAACTGAAAGCGCGTTCAGCCGGTTCCTTGAGAGGCCTCAGTCGTTAAATCAACCTCAGGGGAACGCGCTCCCAATTGTGGAGAAGCTAACTGGCGGTGGCAGCCGCCCGTTTCAATAAGTGCCCTGGTTGGGTGCTTACTAAAACGAACCCCCTTTATGTTTTGTCGCCATCTGGCGAGGGATTCGTGCAACCAAAAATCAGCGCTGTGCAGAGCGCTTATAACACGGAGAAACTATCCATGACGAACACACAGAACGTCACCGGGTTACAACCACGCATGACCAGAGAGCAGCTTATCGACGCAGCTCGCAAGGCCGCCCCTCTCCTTCCTGCCGCTTACGGCTGGATGGTCAACGAACTGGCTACACGCCTTGATGTTACCAGCGTCGCGCTCTGTGAAGCGTTGGCGCAGCGTAAGGAACTGGCTGAGCAGAACGCCACCCTGCGTGAGGATGTTGCCAGCTGGACCAAAGAGTGCGACCGCATCGAAGAGCGCCACACCAAAACGCCTACCAACATGCACCTGCTGGAAGCTCAGCGAGAACTCCGTGAGCTGCCTCGTGTCGTCATTTCCCTGAATAACGAGGTTTCTCTCTGATGGCTAACTCATTCAAGCAAATGACCAAGGCAGGTGTGATTAAGCGCACCGACACCGGGATGTTCATCGCTCTTTCCGATATCCATGTTCGTGAAGGTTTCAACAAGCGTGAAGACGATGATCGCACCCGCCAGGCTGATGATGACCTGTTCAACTATCTGATGAACGGCGGATCAGTTCCACCGCTGGAAGTTATCGCCCGTGATGAAGGTGGTGTGTGGGTTGTGGAAGGTCACCGTCGCCGTCGTTGCTACGCGCGCTGTGCTGAAGCTGGCAAGCCAGTAGACCGCATCCACATCATGCCGTTCAACGGTAACGATGTGCAGCGCCTGGCGCGCATCATGACCAGTAACAACCAGCTGCCGCTCTCCGATATGGAACAGGCAGCGGTTATTCAGGAGCTACATAACGCCTTCAATCAGACCACCAGCGAGATCGCAAAACTGGTCAACAAGTCTGTTCCTACTGTCGAAAAGCTTCTTCTTCTTAGCACGGCTAACCACGACGTTCAGAAAGAAGTTAAGTCTGGGACAGTGTCTGTTGATGTTGCCGTTGACCGAGTAAAAGAGTTCGGAGAAAAGGCCGGTGAGGTTCTTCAGAAGGATAAAGCTTCTGCTGCCGCAAAGGGCAAGAAGAAAGTCACCCGCAGCGTTATAGCGCCAGAAATTAGCGTTAAGAAAGCGCGCCGCCTTGTTGAACTGATTAGCCTGGCCGGGATAAGTGACACAGGTGTTATCTCCCTCGAAGGTTTGGCCCATGCAGAAGCATCGCAAATTATTGATGAGCATAAAGCCATAGCCTCCCAACATCGCAAAGGAGTGCAGTCGTGAGCAGAAAAATTTACATCGCTGGCCCAATGACAGGATACAAGGATTTCAACCGTCCTGCGTTTAAGGCGTTCGCGCTGAAGATAAGTCTTGATGGGAATGTTGTTCTCAACCCTGCCGTTTTACCTGATGGCCTGGAGCAACGCGAATACATGGATATCTGCTGCGCAATGATCCGCTGCGCTGATGCGGTTTTCATGCTGCGTGGCTGGGAAAAATCTGCTGGCGCTGTTGCTGAATATGCACTGGCAAAGAAAATTGGTCTTGAGATTATCACCGAATGCCAGGAGGCCGTCCAATGAGCAACATCGACAAACAGGCGCTGCGTGAAATCGCAGCGGCAGCAGTTGGCGCACATGAGCGCCTTAGTGTTATGCCGCCTGATGACATTTTCGATATCTCACTGGCAGAAGGAACTCAGCTTGATGCAGATATCACTGCCTTGAACGCGCTGAACTCCGCAGCAAACCCCACTACCGTGCTGGCGCTGCTGGCATCGCTGGAAGCCGCAGAGAAGCGCATTGCAGAACTGGAAGCGCGTGCATTCAATCCTGCAATTCTGGATGTGATAGCAGAGCGCCAGCGGCAACAATCGGTTGAGGGGTGGATGCCAGAGCATGATGACGAACACTGCAACGGGGAACTGGCAATGGCGGCGGTTTGTTATGCGATGTTTGCCAATAACCAGGGCTTTTCTGTTCCGGGTCTTTGGCCGTGGGCGCGGGAGTGGTGGAAACAGTCCGGCCAGCGCCGCGATCTTGTTAAAGCAGGCGCGTTAATCCTCGCGGAAATTGAACGCATAGACCGTCAGGAGTCCGCCCAATGAGCAACATCGACAAACAGGCGCTGCGTGAAGCGGCAGAGAAGGCGACGCCGGGTGAGTGGAAGCGAATGATGCGCAACTCGGATGAGCTTATGACTACATTCCACGGGATTGCTATTGGTAATGTATTTGTAGAATTAACAACCGGGAAAAGAGACATTTTTGATGCTGAGTTCATCGCTGCATCCAACCCTGCCACCATGCTGGCGCTGCTGGATGAACTGGAAGCCGCAGAGAAGCGGATTGCTGAAATGCAGTCGTTAGCGAGTGGCGTAAAGCAGTTCTCAGAGTTCCAGATTTGCCATTACGGTGCCACCGAGGACTATGCGAAGGGCTATATCGACTGTCAGAACAATTACAACAAAGTGCTGTTTGCCGCAGCCAGCAAAGGAGAGTGATATGCCCGCAAAGCTTAAACTGACGGATGAGCAAATTTACACGCTGCGCCGTTTGAAATCTGGCACTCGCTACGTGATGACAGGTGACGGAAGAAGCGCGGATGAAAATAGACGCGAACCTGGAAGTAGGCTTGGATATCAGCCAGTCAGTGCCCCGTCCATCCGTGTTTTATATCGCCTCGGGCTGGTGAATTTTACTAACCCTAAAGCAGCTGATTCTCAACCAAGACACTTGCACCCGGTTCAGCTCACCTTAGCTGGTCGTGATACCGCAGAAACCATGAAAGTCAGCAGCGAGGACTAACCCATGAGCACTATTACCAAAGAACTGGCAAAGCTGTTCAGAAAAATTACGAATTCTGAAATTGATGCGGAGGGAAACGCTCATGTTGTTTTATCTCCTGCTGATAGCCTCCTGATTAATAATGCGCGTATCGCGCTGGCATCGCTCGAAGCGGAGGCTGTGTGCGTAATCGACCAGTCCAATCTTGATTATCTCAAATCTGGCTCTGATGCAGACGTATGGCCTGCGTCCAGAGCAGAGATGGGTGATGTTCTTCTGTATCGCTCTGCCACGCCAGCGCCGGTATCTGTGCCTGATGAAGTTTGCTGGGAAGATGTTCCAGAGGAAATCACCGAAGACGATATGGCTCTTGCATCAGCATGGGCACATGGATTCAATCAGTGCCGCGCCGCCATGCTTAATGGAGATAAATCATGAAGCTATTACCTTGCCCATTTTGCGGTGGTGAACCAGAAGAAGACGGTGGCATGTTCTTTGAGTTCTACGGACATGAGCGACAGGACTATTCTATAGCCTGCAAGAAGTGTAGAGCAGAAGTGCGTTGCGATGTTGGCGAGCATGAAGGGGCTGATGCTCCATGCTCATGCCACCACGACACAAGGAAAATATGCGCAGAGAAATGGAACCGCCGCGCCGCCATGCTTCAGGGTGCCGATGGCAACTCTCCGGTGATTCCGGATGGTTGGGTTCTGGTTCCGATTGATCCTACGCCAGATATGCGTGAGGCATACCATCAGGCGCAGGCGGAGTATGAAGATGTCGATGGATTATGGAGCCCAGACCACCAATGGCAGGCAATGCACGCGGCAGCGCCGGAATTTCGGGAAATCGTGAATTCGTCAACCAACAATTGTCGGGAAAACGCGGAAACGTCAACCAAATGCTGGTGCCACACCTGCCGCCCAGTGACATTTGCTGATAGTCACTTCGTCGTCTGTCCTGATTGTGGCAACAAGCGCTGCCCGCACGCCAATGACCACAGGCATGCATGCACCGGAAGTAATGAGCCAGGTCAGGAAGGTAGCGCGTACACAGCAGCACCGCAGCAGGAGGTGAAGCCGTGATAAAGGGCAAACTGATTAGCAGTCAGCGCTATCTTGATAACGCAAAAGTTGTCGACCGTGCATTGAGATTTAAACGCTTCATCGTTTCTGTGTACCCAATAGTTCTGCGTGGTCAGCAATACACCATTTTAATGGATGGCCACCATAACTATGCGGCGGCAAAGTTAGCCGGGGTAGAGCCTGACTATCGTCCGATTGGTAAAAAAGTCATGAAAATAATTGGTGGGCTTAGTGAGGCTGAACGACAGGGTTTATTTATTAACAATGTAACTGACAGCAATTATTACTTTGTCGAAACCGGCGAGGTAGTGCAGGAACTGCTTCTGCCAGACACTTCAGTTAAGTTTCAAGCCCATGCTGATAACCAATGGATATTAGGTAAATAACCATGGCCATCAAACTCAAACAGCGGCGCATACGCCGCCTCAAAGCAGATGTGGCATGGTGGCGTGAAGAGGCAGAGTATTGCCGCTCACGCATGCTGGAGCTAGCCGGGGAAATAGACAGGCTCAAGAAGTTGGTTATCCGCGTGCCGATGCCGGTTCTCATGCCAAAGGAAATGGTCAATCAGCTCTATTACACTGAAAAAAAAAGATGTCGTACCTGCAATGATGGGCTCCGTGGTGGTTGCTCATCTTGCATTTTCTATAAGAGATAGCCGGGTGCAGCCGGTTAAGTGGAGAGCTATACGATGAGCGGACAAAGCCAACGTTTTCTTACCCCTGATGACCTCTATCAACTTACTGGTTATCGTCGCCCTTCCCTTCAGTGCCGAGCGCTGAAAGAAAGCGGTGTATTTTTCGTGCCACGAAAAGACGGCAGGCCAGGAACTACATGGGATCATGTAACTAATCCTGCAGGCCTCAAGCTGGTAGTGAACAATCCAGAGGAAGAAGAACCAAACTTTAAGGACATGTAATGCCCAGAATCCGCAAAAACCCAGATGATAACTGGATGCCGCCCCGCGTTCGCCGGGGAAAATCAGCCTATGAATTCAGAACGCCTGACGGGAGAACAGTGAGATTGTGCAATCACGATCTCTCTAAGTCTCAGATTTGGGCAGCCTATGAAAACTTCATCAACGATATCAAGGTAGGTTCCAACTTCCATGCTCTATGCGAAGAGTTTTTTAACTCGGGCGACTTCCATGAGCTGGCAACAGAAACCAGAAAAGATTACCGGAAATACGGTTCAAAGGTGAATGTCGTTTTCGGCAAAATGAAACCAGAAAACATCAAGCCAGAGCACATCAGAAAGTATATGGATAAGAGAGGGGTTAAGAGCAGGGTTCAGGCGAACCGAGAGAAGGCGTTTATGTCGAGAGTGTTCAGGTGGGCATATGAGCGTGGAAAAGTGAAGATGAATCCTTGCCAAGGGGTAAAGCAGTTTAAAGAAAAGGCAAGGACTCGTTACGTTTTTGATAACGAATATGATGCTCTGTACTGTATTGCAACTATTCCTGTAAAAATTGCTATGGAGGTTGCCTATCTATGCTGCGCCAGACAGGGGGATATTCTTGATCTAAAAAAAACACAGCTTCTTCATGAAGGAATCATGATTCAGCAAAGTAAGACAGCAGTGAGTCAAATCAAAAAATGGACTGATCGCTTAAGGCGTGCAATCTCTTTGGCTGATTCCTTACCCATCAAAGAAGGAATGGTTAGCATGTATGTTATTCACCAGCCATCAGGATCGAGATATACACGAGATGCCTTTAATGCTCAGTGGATGAAGGCTAAAAAGTTAGCCGCTGAAAAATTTCCTGAGCTCGAATTTAACTTCACGTTCCATGACCTGAAAGCTAAAGGGATATCTGATCTGGAAGGAACGCTGCATGAGAAACAGGAAATATCAGGCCATAAAAATGCTTCGCAGACTGCAAGATATAACCGCAAAATATCTATAGTGCCGGTGGTCGGGGGGCAGTAATGCCCTCTTTCTGTGGCGAAGTCGAATGGCGAAAGAATGGTGAATGGCGAAAATTAGACAATAAAAAACCACCTTTCGGTGGTTTATACGACACTGCTTATCATTGATTTTATTCTACTTTTCCCATGGTAGCCGGAGTGGGACTTGAACCCACACAGCGCGAACGCCGAGGGATTTTAAATCCCTTGTGTCTACCGATTCCACCATCCGGCCAGGGAAGAAAGTGGAGGCGCGTTCCGGAGTCGAACCGGACTAGACGGATTTGCAATCCGCTACATAACCGCTTTGCTAACGCGCCGTAAAACTTTTCAAACTGACACCCGCTA